AGGCGGAGGCGACGGAGGACACCTTCGAGCACACGGTTGGCGACGTGCTCGTGCGCGTGGTCACCGACCACGGGATCGAAGAGCACGTCCTCCAGCCCGGCGAGGACTTCGGCGTCGGCGTCTCCGATCGAGAGCCAAAAGGGAAGGAGAAGTGAGATGACCGCATCGGTACTCGAAACCCAGTTCTGGGTCTTGGTAGTCGAGGTTGGAGTCATCGCCGTCATCATCCTGCTCGGGGCAGTCCGGGGCGGCTGAGATGGCTCAGAACGTGAAGGGCCGGAGCATGGCCCGGCGTCAGCCGCTGCGGGCGGAGGGAAGCTACGCGACCGCGAGCTGGCAGCAGCACCAGCAGCTCGATCCGCTGGCCACGGCGCGCAAGGCGAAGCTGAAGAAGAAGTAGATGCCTGCCAAGTCCGAGGCGCAGCGACGTTGGGCCTTCGCCACGAAGGGTCCCGCATGGGCAAGGGCACACCACTTCGATACGAAGGGGTCGCTGCCGCCTCGGGTCATTCACCGAGCCATCGCTGCCAGAAAGAAGGGGCATGTTCCGAAGAAGTGAGTCCGCCCAGGTGCGGACGTTGCTTCGCCTGATCGAGCAACAGCAGCGCATCATCGAGAACCTGGCCGACCGGCTGATGTACCTGTCCGGTTCGACCTGGACTCCGCCGCCGCTGCAAGCAGAGCAGCCGGTCGAAGAGGAGCAGGCATACGCCTACTCCGCCCTCGACGGCCTCCCTCCGACCGAGGACTGGGATGGCACTGAACCTGACTGACGAGGAACGGCAGCTCTGGAAGAAGCGGATCGCTGCCTCCGAGCACGACCAGCGGAAGTATCACGCGCTCTGGGCGGAGATCCTCGCCTTCTGCCAGGGCTTCCACTGGGTCAAGTTCTCGGGGCCGCTCTCGCGCAAGCTGGTCTCGATCCCGCCGCCGAAGTACGGGCGCCGGTACACGGTTGACGAGCTGACCCAGTATCGGCTGACGATCCTCGGCGACCTGGCCGGAGACGACGAGCGGCCGATGGCGCAGTTTCGCCAGGACCAGCGGCCGGTCGAGGACTACGCGAACCAGGCCAACCTTGCCCTCGCCTACGGCTGGAACGAGGAATGGCACGGCAACGAGGTCCTCCAGGACGCGAAGCGGACGATGATCGATCTCGGCACCGCGCCGGTCCGCTGCTACTTCGATCCGAACGTCGGCGAATACACCGGGGAGAAGCCGTTCCTGGGCGGACAGATGCTCCAGCGCGAGCAGGCGATGCAACTGATCGACCAGGGCGAGCGCGTCCAGATCAAGAACATGCGCGAGGGCAAGATCACCTGGGAGGCGGGACTGCCGTTCAACGCGCTCGTCCCTCCCGGCATCCCGCGCGAGAAAGACTTCAAGTGGCTGATCTGGAAGTCGGTCGCCTACCTCCCCGATCTGAAGGAGCGCTACCCGCAGGCCGCAAAGGATCTGACTCCGGATGCGATCCGCTCGCTGGCGACACTCTCACGCCCGCAGGACCCGCAGCTCCAGGAGCGCCCGAGCGAGCCGAGCGCGGGAGACAACCTCGGCGATCACTGCTTCCTCTATACCTGCTTCGGCTACCCGGACAAGAAGAACGAGCAGGGCAAGATCGTCCTGCTCGGCGGCGAGCGGCAGGAGCCGCTGGAGACCTTCGACTCCCTGCCCTACCGCTCACCGGATGGCTGCTGGCGGGCGGGCATCTACTTCCTGCACGCGATCCGGCTGACCGACCGCTTCTGGTCTCGCGGCTTCATGGAGCTGGCGCTCGATCCGCAGCGGGCGATCAACGAGCACTCGACCCGGATCGAGCAGACGATCGCGCACGGCCAGCCCTTCCGCTGGATCGAAGAGGGATCGATCAAGAAGCTCCCGGACGGGAGTGCCGGGTCGGTCGGCTGGCTGAAGGTCGGCAAGCCTCGGCCGCAGACCGACCCGGGTATGCCCCCGGGGACGTGGATGTACGACGCCGTTCGAGCGCGGCGCGAGGATCTCGCGCGCGCGGTGATGCCCGAGGCGGCGATGGGCGAGAACCCGACCAACGTCACCACCTACTCCCAGCTCGCGCTCCTCCACTCGCAAGCGGCCAAGCGCCTGAACGCGATCGTCCGCCAGAACCAGGCGACGGTCATCTGCCTGACCGAGGATTCGATCTGGGACATAAAGACGAAGTGGGGACCGGAGAAGCAGATCCTCCTCTCCGGCAACCAGGACGGGCTGCAGGCGCAGGTCTTCAACGCCTCCCAGTGGCCGGACTACTACAAGATCGGCTTCGCCTCCGGCCCTGCTCTGCCCAAGGGCCAGGATGCCCAGGTCAAGCTGATCGAGGACATGTGGAACGCGGCCGTGCAGTCGGGCGCTGCGGTCCGTGACGCCGACCGCTGGCTGAAGTGGCGGAAGGACTCGATGGAGGCGGGGAAGATGCTGGCCCTACCCAGCCCGCCCGTCGATGCCCAGGTCGAGAAGGCCCAGTACGAGAACGAGATCATTTTCCAGAACCCGGACCCGCAACTCGCGGCGCATCTGGTCGATTACTTCGACAACCACTCGATGCACATCACGATCGCGCGCGCGCTCCAGGGCAGCGTCCGGCTGATGGGCCGCAACGATGTCTTCGTCGCCCTGGAGCTGCACTGCAAGGAGCACGAGCGGCAGGCGATGCTAACCGCCCAGCAGTCGATCGGCACCCCCGGCCCGACGATGCCGACCGGCGACGTCTCCGCCCCGGCGCCCGGGCTGCCGCAGCCCGCGCCGAACGGCAACGCGCCGCAGGGCCAGCCGCAGGGAGCGGCGCAGGGAGGATGACGTGTCTCACGTCCTCACAGACGAGCGTGCCGTGTTCGATTGGCGCCTACACGTTCTGCTTTGGGTGGGCTATCCGCTCACCGCTGCCGAGTGGCTGGCGGAGTCTGACGCAGACCTGCACGAGGCCGTCGAGCTGTTCGAGCAGGGCTGTCCGCCCTACACCGCCGTTCGCATCCTGAAGTAGGAGGCACATGACTGCGACCGTTCCTGCCGCCCAGGGCATCCCTGGTCCGCCTGGGCCGCAAGGGAATCCCGGCGCCCAAGGGCCTGCCGGACCTGCCGGTGCTCAGGGGCCTGCTGGCGCTACAGGCGCTCAGGGGCCGAAGGGCGATCCCGGCGTAGCGGGGGCGCAAGGTCCCGCAGGCCCTGCCGGGTCACTTGCGAACGACCCGCTCTACGACGCGAAGGGCGACATCGCCGTAGCGAGCGGGCCGGACGCTGCCGCTCGCCTCGGGGTGGGAGCCAACAACACCGTCCTGACCGGAGACTCCGCCCAGTCCCTGGGGATGAAGTGGGTCCAGGTCGGGGACGCGATGATCCTGGCCGGGTCGAACCTCGCCAAGCTCGCCTCGGTTACAGGAACGCCGGACGGCACGAAGTACCTGCGCGACGACGGGAGCTGGCAGGTAGTCCCCACTGCCGACCTCTCGACCGTTCCGCTCCTCGCCCCGACGACCGATGTTCGCAACCTCTACCTCGTCGCGGCCAACCGAATTCTCTTCGCTAGCCAGATCAGCGGCGACACGCAAAACCGCTTCCAGTTCGACGCGCCCGGAACGATGAGGTGGGGGCCGGGCAACGCCGCAGTAGACACTCAGTTGTATCGAGCCGCCGCAGGGCTGCTCGGGCTTGGCAGCCCAACCCAACTCGGTTCGCTTCGGATCTTCGGCTCGGTCGTGGGCAACCGAGCGATCGATCTTTTCATCGCCTCTGAGACGGCAGCGCGTTTCATGCTCCGAACCGAAGGCAAGTTGGAGTGGGGCGACGGGACGAACCCGGCGGACGCCAGTCTCTCCCGTCTGGCCACAGGGACATTGGCCGCGACTAGCCCCGGATCGGCCTTCCAGTTCCTGCTTCGAGGCGGATCGGCCCAGGGAACCAATGCGATCCAAGCCTGGCAGACATCGAGCGGAGCGGCGACCCTGTTCTCCCTTGCTCCGGTCGGGAATGGGCCGAGCGCGAAGCTGCTTTGGCGTTATGGCTCCTCGATCTTCGAGCAGGACGCTGGCGGCGGAGACCCGGCGACTCGTCTGCTGATCACACCGAACGGTGACCGCCTCGACCTTTTGAACGAGGCCTCTACGTTACTGACGGCGACTCTCCAGACCGGAGCCTCCGTTTTCTACGACGGCGTTGGCAACGCTGCTGCGAACCAGGTCCTATTCGTCTCCGGCAAGAACGTTGGAGTCCGACTCAATGCTTACGGGGGTGGCAGCGGGATCATCGCCCTCGCCGATGCGGTCACTGTCCCGACCAGCAACCCGGTTGGGGGAGGCTTTCTCTACTCCGAGGGTGGCGTTATCAAGTGGCGCAACCCCTCCGGCTCGGTCTACGACCTGACGCTCGGCGGCGGTGCGGGAGGGTCGGTCGCCACCGACACGATCTGGGACGCGAAGGGTGATCTTGCAGTCGGCACCGGAGCGGACGCCGCAGCCCGGCTCGGGGTCGGCACCGATGGCCAGTTCCTGAAGGCAGCCTCGGGGCAGGCAACCGGCTTGCAGTGGGCGGCGATCGCCCAGTCCGATGTCGCTGGTCTTGCCGCCGCGCTCGCCGCCAAGATCGACGCCTCGACCGTCACGACCAAGGGCGACCTGCTCCTGGCGACTGGCGCGGGGATCGTCACCCGTCAGGCGGTCGGAGCGAATAACACCGTCCTCACCGCTGACTCGGCTCAGGGGGCTGGAGTCAAGTGGGTCCAGGTCGGCGACTCGATGGTGGTCGCCGGGAGCAACCTGTCCAAGCTCGCCGCCGTCACCGGCACGCCGACTGGGGCCAAGTTCCTCCGAGATGATGGTTCTTGGCAGACGCCTGCTGGTGGCGGTGGCGGTCCGACGAGCTACACCGCCACCTTCGACATCGTTAACTCGACCGCGCTGACCACCCTCATCTCCCAGCTTCTGCCGGTGCTCGGAGCCAACAGCCTGATCCTGGTCTCGGTCGAAGGTTTCTACACAAACTCGTCCGGCACGTCGAAAACCGCCACCTTCGAGGTCAGGTTGGGCGGCAGCATCCTCTGGTCGGACACGTCCCCGGCCATCACCCAGGGGGCGGGGCTGCGGCCGGTGTTCTGGCAGATGCAGATCCAGAACGAAAACTCTGTCTCCGCCCAGCGGATGGGTGGCGAGTTCCGCATGGGCAGCCTCGCGGCAGGCGCAGGCGGAGGTCTCGGGTCCTGGGGCAGTGGCGACGTGACCAACTACACGATCGGCGGTTCCCTGGCTGTCAACACCGGGGTTGCACAGACCCTGGTTCTGAACGCATCCCTGAACACGACCGCTGCTCTGACGATCGAGTTCAAAGGCACGGTCTCGGTCAGGGTCTATCTCTAGCAAGGAGGCTCTATGTCCTTACTCGCGCGGTTGCTCGACTACGAGACAACCGAAGATGCTCCGGCGCCCGACGCGCCAGCGCCAACGGAGCCAGCGCCGGAACCGGCGCCGCCGGAACCGGACGAGCCGGTCGAGCCGGAAGCATGGGCTGGCCCTTCCCAGGAGGAGTGGCAGCAGACCCAGGCCGCGCTCGCGCAGGCGAACGAATTTATCGCCTCGCTCCAACAGCCCTACTACCCGGAGCCGGAGCCGCAGGAGTCCGAGCTTCCGCCCTACGACCCCTACGATCCCGACGCCGCCGTCGCGTACATGGAGGCCCGGGACCAGAGGCTGCTCCAGGCGATGCAGCAGATGATCTCGCCGGTCACCGAGCAGTTCCAGAACGAGCAGGCAACTCAGTGGGCAGATCAGACGCTGGGCAGGCTGGGAGTCCCGGAAGAGGAGCATTGGCGCGACGGCGTTCTGTTCGCCTCTGCGGGCTTCCAGCAGTTCGACGCCTATGGTCGTCCGCTCGTCCATCCCCAGCAGGCCGCTGCTCAGGGATACCAGTTCCTCCAGCGCTTCGCCGAGGCCGAACGTGCAGCCGAGCGCGAGCGGATCAAGCAGGAGGGAGAACAGCAGGACCAGGCGCTGAAGGCGCGTGCCTCTTCGCCTGAGCTTCCGACCGGCCCTGCCGGTGCGGAAGGCGTCCCGGAAGGGATTGACGAGCTACAGGCCGCTCGTATGTGGCGCGAGCAGCAGCTCGCCCAGGGCGGCTAAGCCCGGCTCGTCGTCAGTCCCGGCGGCTCAGATCGGCCAATCCGAGCCGCCGGTTTCCTCCATCCCCCACGTCGAGGTCTGGGAGGGCCTCCCACTATGGCTGATACCACATTGGGAGCGATTCAGAGCCTGCTCTACGAAATGCGCGGGCCGATGCAATCGCTCTACCCGACTCGCAACTTCCTGCTCGGCTACCTCTCGGGGCTGGGCCAGGATGGAGCGCCGGGTCGGATCACTCCGCTCCAGAACCCGAAGCAGTTCGACGGCTCCTCGGTACGGGTGCCGCTCGATACCGTCCCGATGCAGGCGGGCGGTTGGGTCCTGGAGTCCGGCACGGTCAACGTTCCGATCGCGCCGATCATCACCCAGGCCTCGATCACGCTGAAGAAGTTCATTCAGCCCTTCGGCATTTCGCTGGAGGCGATGGAGGACTCGAAGGGCGGCAACTCTGCCATCGATGCGACCGCGATGAACCTGCAGAAGGCGCGGATCGCAATGGCCGATGCCGTCAACACCGCGCTCTGCGGAGATGGCACGGGCAAGCTCGCCGATGTCCAGGCCGGTACCACCGGCTCATTGACGATGACGCTCGGCACTGGTGGTGCCGGGACCGGCGTGGACTGGGACAAGTTCTACGTCGGCCAGGTCGTGGACGTGCTCACGTCGGCAACCGGCGCGGATGCTGGTCAGGGCAAGCGGCGGAAGATCGCCTCGATCAACATTGGCACGGGCGTCATCACCTTCGACACCGCTCAGCAGGCCTCGGACGGTGGCTCGGGCAACATCACCTTCACGGCAGGCTCCTCTGCTTTGTACGTCCCCGGCTCGTATGGGGCCGTGCTGCAGGGCGGCTTCCAGGCCGCTGGCCGGATCTCGCCGTTCGAGGGTGTCAACCTGACCACCTATCCGCAGTTCAAGGCTGTGGACGGGCGGGCCGGTGACACGTCCACGGCGCCGATGTCGGACTCGATGATCGACCTCGGCGTCACGCTTGCGCAGCGTGCGGGCGATGGCCTGTTCGATGCCGCGATCGGCGATCCAAACGCGATCAACGTCTACAAGAACAGCAAGGCCAACCAGACCCGGTTCACGACTCCGACTGGCGTGGTCGCCAGCCGCTGGTCCGGGATTCAGGTGGACCTGGGCAACCAGATCGTCACGATCGTTCCCGAGCGGAAATACAAGGTCGGGGAGATCGCCTTCTGGAACCGGCAGGCGAACACGCTGTACGGCTCGACCGCCGGACCGGACTACGACGACCTGGCAGGCTCGATGTTCAAGCAGTTCCAGCGTCAGACCAACTACGAGGTCTGGCTGAAGGACCGGCTGGAGCTGGGCTGGCACGCGCCGTCGAAGCTCGTCTACTTCGGCAACCTCCAGCTCCAGAACACGGCCGGGTAACCCGGGCGGGTGAACCGCCGTGTTGGTCCGTGAAACGCGGGGCGGTCTGCTCCTCGCTGAGGAGACGGCCGCTCCGCGTGACATCCGCGAAGCTCTGAAACAGATCGATCCTGACCTGATCCTGGGTCAGGAAGTCGATCAGGCGTGGTCCTGTTTCGTCTGGAAGGTGCTGCTCCGCCAGGGCGACCGCCCGGCGCTGTGGCTCTTCGACTGGCGGGAGGACATGGCCGATGGCCACTCGCGGCCGAGGCCGCTCTCCTCGGCGATCGTGGAAGAGGCTGCGGCCAGACGACGCGGGTCTCGCCGCCCGCACATCGATGACCCGTTGCGCGCGAACGACCGGGTTGTCGAGAAGGCTGACGAAGAGGCGACCGAAGAGACGCTCGGGATCAGCCGCGAAGTGCAGAAGCGCGCGCGCACGCTCTCGCCCGTCCACCGAAGCCGAAGCCTCTACCTCAGCCGGGCGAAGGCCCGCAGAGAGGGCAGGGCCTGATGGCTCTCTACATTCAGAAGTCCAGCCGCTTCGAGGCGACGGTCGGCGGCTTCGCCTCCGGGCTGGTCGGCACGCTCGGCGTCCGCATCCTCGACAACGTTGGCGGCACGACCATTCCCCGAACGACGACGGGGATTACCGAGCTGGTCCCCGGCTCCGGCGTCTACGCCGCCGTTCTGACTGCTCCGGCAGTCCCCGGCGACTACTCGATCGTCTGGGACGACGGCCAGACCGGGATACAGCACAACGCGGCCGAGGATCTGCTCGTCATCACTTCGACCACGGTCCAGGTCGGGATCGGCACCGAGGGGATGACCTTCGGCCAGATCCTCGATGACGTGCTCGACAACCCGCTTCGCTTCGAGGCCGACCTCCGGCCCCGGGCAGGGCGGTCGGTGAACCTCCGCTACGCCCACGTCTGGGCGTTGGAGGATTGGACGTTCCGTTTCGCCACGACCGAGCTGGACGTGCCGGTCGGTGGCGGGCCGCTCGCGCCGATCGCCGCCGACTTCGGCACGCCTCTATATCTATGGGACTCGAACGGGTCCCAGCTTCTCTTCCTGAACGAGGACGAGTTCGTCAATAACTACGGGCAGGCGACGGCCGGGAGCGCTCAGGCCTGGACGGTGATGGCCGGGCAGATCTACCTGGGGCCAGCCCCGAGCAGCGGCAGCTTCACCTGCTACTACCGCCGCCGCTTCTCCGCCCTGGTCGGCGAAGAGGAGTATCCGATGCTTCCGCCCGAGTTCCACCTGATGCTCGTGCATGGAGGCCGGGCGGAGCTGCTCGCCGTCTCCGACGACCCGATGGTCTCGCTGATGGAAGCGCAGTTCCAGCAGGACATCGAGGCGATGAAGCGTGAGTACCTGATCGACGCGCTTGGCCAGCCCGCGATGTGGCCGACCGATTACTCGGCGGTGAGCTGATGCCGAGCGTCACCAGCGATCAGAACCTGATTACTCGCCAGGCGACGAAGGCGAAGAAGCTCGCCTACTCGGAGATCTACATCGGCGACTTCTCGGGCGGGCTGAACATCCGGGACGCGCTGACCGAGCTGCAAAACAACGAGACGCCGGACTGCATCAACGTGATCCTGGACGAGCGCGGGGCCTGCCACAAGCGGCTCGGCTACGTCAAGTGGAACGCGACCGCCCTGCCGAACGCGATCAGCTACGGCTACGAGTCCGACGTCTGCAACACGATCTTCTGGTACTGCCAGGCGGACGGCAAGCTCTACCGCGACGACGGCGGCGTGCTGACCCAGGTCGCCCAGTTCGCCGCCGCTGGCACGGTCTCGATCGCCGACTTCGCCGGGACCTGCTACCTGGCCCATTCCTTCGACGGCCTCTTCTTCTCGACCGATGGCACCGCCTGGAGCACGGTCGCCCCCTCGGGCGGGCAGATCCCCTCCGGCGACATGCTTGCCACCTGGCAGAACCGGCTGTGGATCGCCTCCTCGACCAGCAACCTGCTCAGCGCCTGCGCGCCGGGTGACGCCACCCAGTGGGACGTAGCGAAAAACTCGGTCGGCAACTACATCCGGGAGGGCAATGACTTCCCGATCGTCTGTCTGTTCGGCTCCTCCGGCGCCGAGGCCGCGTCCACGCTGCAGCCGACGCTGATTGTCGGCAAGCGCTCCGGCGCCCAGGGGTCGATTCACCGGGTGATCGACGCCTCCAACGCTGACTATGTGACGCTCGATCAGTCGGTCGGCCCGGCCGGGCCAAGCTCGATCACGTCCCTATACGGGCGGCTGTATCTGATCTCGACCTCGGGGATCTTCGAGACCGATGGGCAGAACCCGCTGGTACCGATCGGAGCCAAGCTCTCCCGGCTCTGGCGCCCGGACTCGATCGAGTTCAGTCACCCCGAGCGCTTCGTCGCCACGAGGACGAGAGATCGCGTCCGCTTCTCGCTCGCCCTGCTCGGCTCGAACGTCAACAATCTTTGCCTGGAGTACCACCCGGGCTTCGCTGCCTTCACCGCGCGCAGCGATGCCGCATCCGCCTACGTCGTCCACGGCCAGCAGGACGCGATCCTGCTCGGGGTCTCGCCGACCGTTCCCGGCCAGATCTACCAGCACGACGTGGGCGGTGCCGACGACGGCCAGCCGATCTCCTCGCGGCTGACGACGAAGGTGTTCGAGCCTACGGGCGGATACCAGCAGCGCCTCCAGCACATTCACGTCCTCGGCCGGGGGACGTTCACCGTCGAGACGCTTCCCAACTTCACCCTCAGCGGCAAGTCGAAGGTGCTCTCGATGCAGGCCTCCGGCTTCCAGTGGGACTTCGACGGCTGGGACGACCCCTCGGTCGGCTGGGGCGAAGATCTGGTCGAGGGCTGGGACGACTTCTGGCCGCGCCAGCTCGGGCGCGCCTTCCAGATCCGCTTCACCGAGACCTCGACCAACATCGGCACCAGCCCGCCGCTCGGGATCGGCGGACCCGCGCAGGCGATCGGGGCCTGGGCGACCTACGGGCTGCACCTGACGATCACTCCGCTTCACCCCTACGGCTAGGAGGCCCGCGTGCCTTTCGACTTCTCGTCCTACCAGGTTGCCCCTGGGGAGAAGCCCGCGTCCTCGGCGAAGTTCAACAACTTCCTGACCGCTGTGCAGGCGGGCATGAATGCGATGCCGATCGCCAACCTGATCGGCTACCCCGCCGACGCCAACAAGTTCCTGAACGGAGGCGGTGGCTGGACGACGCCGATCACCGACATGGCAGCGGTCTTCGTCAAGGCCACGCCGACCGCCGTCACCGGCACGACCGCGACCGATCTGTTCGGCAACCAGTTCACGATCCCGGCCGGGCGGATGGGGCCTAACTCGGCGATCAGGATCTGGGCGATGGGCGACTACAACCCCGGGGGTACGGCGAGGACGATCCGGCTCGCGCTCTCGCTCGGCGCACAGACGCTCTGGGACTCGGGCGCCTCGGACAACATGCCGTCCGCCGGTTCGGCCTTCGGCTGGGAGTTCAGCGCCGTGGTCCAGAACCTCGGCTCACTGAGCGCCCAGCTCGCCTCCGGCTTCTTCGACACGAATAACTCGGCGAACCCGGCGACCGGCCTCGGCAAGCTCAGCGGCACCTGGCCGGAGGCGATGTTCGGCTTCTGGACCGGCGTCCAGACCAGCGTGAACACGGCCGGGGCGCAGACCCTGAAGCTGACCCTGACGATCTCCGGGACCAACCCGACGATGACCTGTAAAGCCGCTCGCGTGGAGGTAACTGCCTGATGGCCTCTTACTACAGCTCGACCTTCGGTGGCGGGCCGGGGCCGCAGTACGGCGGTCAGTACATGTACCCCTCGGCCCCGAAGAAGCCCGCCAGCTCCAGTCCTTACGGCTCCGGCATCTACTACGACCCGATCGTGGGCGTGCAGGGATCGACCTACGGGCAGGTGCCCGCGTACATGCAGGACCCCGCCCAGCATCAGACCGGCCAGCAGCTCGGCGTTATGCCGACGCAGCAGCCCACACGTCCGGCGATCGACTTCTCCAATATCGACTACTCGAACGATCCGATTCTCGCGCGCGTGAAGGCGCTGGCGGAGGAGTCGATCGGGCAGGCGAACGCGGATGCTCGTGCCAACCGCACGCGGCTGGCGATCGGCCTCGGCGATCCGGAGCTGGTGGACAAGCTCGGTCTCGGCGCCGACGTCCGCAAGCAAGCGGCCGAGAACACCTTCGGCACCTTCCAGGAGCTGGGGCGCCAGCGCGACCGCCGCGACGTCTTCGACATCACCGGCAACCTCTCCGACAAGCACAACCTCTTCTACTCGACCGAGCGCGGCCGGGAGTTGGGGCTGTCCGGGGAGCAGTTCCTGCGCGACCGCTCGACGGCGACCAACGCCGTCCAGGGCCAGCTCGCCACCATCTCTCAGCAGTTGATCGCGGCGAGGATGGCGGCGCAGGCGCAGATCATCCAGGCCGAGCAGGACGCCTACTCGCGGGCGCTGCAGCAGGCCCTGTACGCGGCGGGGATGTAGCGATGTCGAGTTACTGGTCTGACGCTCCCTACCGCCAGCGGGCGAAGCCGGTCCTCCCGCCCACGGTCAAAGCTCCGATGCTGGGGCCGGTCGGCAACGCGCCCGGCGGCAACCCCTTCGCCTCGGTCGGCACACCGGGCGGCTCTGGCGCCGCACTCGGCAACCTGCCGAACATCCCCGGGATCAGCCCGACCGTGCTCGGCCAGGCCTACGGTGTTATCGACCCGCAGCTCCAGAACGCGGCCGACATCATTAATCGCCGCTCCCAGATGGGAAGCGGCGCGATCAGCGGCCTGACCAACTTCCTCGCCCAGGAGATGGGCGGGATCTCGGGCATGGTCGGCAACGCCTACGGCGGGCCGATCAAGCTGGCGAAGAAGGTCGCAGGCTGGGCCGGTTCGAGCCTGACCGGAGCAGGCCAGGAGTCGGCCGGAAACGTGGGCAGACAGATGGCAGTCGGGAATGCCGGGCCGATCGCCCAGTCCTCCGATCTGAACCTGGCCCAGGAGGGGAAGGGCGCGGGCGGCGCCGCCTACGGGACCGGGATCGCCGAGCTGGACAACCTGATCGCCAGCCGAGCTGCAGCGCAGACACGAGCCGCGCTGGAGCCGACCTTCGCCACGATGACCGGCCAGCAGCAGCAGGGGATGCTTGGCGCCCAGCTCGCGCGCCAGCTCGCCGACCAGCAGGGCACGATCATGGCCTCGCTGCCGCAGCTCCTGCTCGACCTGCAGGGCCGAGCCGACGACAAGGCCCAGGCCGATCGCACCTACGCCGAGCAGGTTCGTGAATACAACCTGAATCGCGCGGACACGCTGACCGCCAGCAAGTCGAAGGTGGTCGGGCCGACCGCGCCGACGACGGCGGGCCGTCTTGCCTACTACCAGCAGCAAGCCGACTTTCGCACGAAGCACGACCCGAACGGCTACGTCTGGGAGGGCACGACCAGCGGCATCCACCCGGTCACGGACAAGCGGACGGGCAAGCCGATCGTGGACCCGGCCTTCGCTGCGGCGCAGGCACAGGGGCTGATCCCGAAGGCGGTCAAGGTCGGAAACACGGTCGGCCACTACGACCCGACCGGCAAGTTCGTCAAGGACTACTCGGCACCGTTCAAGCCGAGCGCGCCGAAAGCCCCGCCCAGCCTGACCTTCAAGAACATCGTCGGGGCGGACGGGAAGCTTCACACCGTTGGGCTGAACCCGAAGACGGGCAAGCAGCAGATCGATGTCGGCCTGGCTCCGCCGGGATCGAAAGCAGGTACGACCACGAAGCCGCCGACCGACAACCAGGTCACGTCAATGATCCAGAAGTGGTACCAGGGTGCTGTCTCCCGGTCTACGTCGGTGAACAGCAAGACCGGCAGCGTGACCTCGACCACGACCCAGACCCAGGACCCGATCAGCTACCAGCAGGCACTCCAGAAGCTTCTGGCGATGAATGTGCCGAGGGAGAAGGCGATGAGCCTGCTCAACTCGACCTGGAAGCGTGGCGAATTCGGTAGGCCGTGGCTCGGGGCTGCAGCCCGGCAGGCGCTCTCGAAGCAGGGACTTCATCCCACCCCTCGCTACGAGGGGATCAACTTCGATCCGAAGACGAAGAAGCCGACGAAGCAAGTCCCGTACCTGCTCCCCGCGCAGGTGACGGCACTGAAAAAGGCGGGCCTGCTGCCCCCGGGCGCATGGGGACATAGCGGTGGAGTGGCGGGGCCGGTCTATGTGATCCAGGCGGGCTACTGATGGCCCTGCCCCAGTACGGCACTGCCCCTCGGAAGATCAACGGCGTCTGGGTTACTAGAAGCGGGCGGAAGCTGAGCGCTGCAGGGCAGGACTACTGGGACAACCTGGCAGCACAGGGTCATACCGATACACGCGGGCACATCACCCGCCCGGCGCAGACGGCAGAGGGCAAGACCTCGCTGGTGATGAAGCCGGTCCAGGTTGCGCCGAAGCCGGTCACGAAGCCGCAGCAGCCCACCCGCCTGCAGATGGCCCTCGCCCAGGCTGCCGCCCAGGGCCAGACAGATCCGAAGCGCCCGGATGTGCGAGAGGCAATCCGGGCGACCCGGGCCTACAACAAGGCCGGGCACACGCTCTTCCACGACGTGGTCGGTGCAGCCAAGGGCGTAAGGCACTTCGCCGATGCGGCTGCTGCCGGTGCGGCCCAGGGTGTCGCCGGGGCAATCGGACTAGACCCTCACCGGCTCGGCTTTGCGCCGTCGTCTCCGAAGACCGGGGTAATGGGAAGCCCGGTCCCCGGGGTCAGCCCGAGGACGGTCGTGCGGACGGCGAAGACCGCAGAGAAGACCGCAGCAGCCGCCACGTCCCAGGACGTGGTCAACCTCCTCACCGGCCACGGCAAGGTCAGCCCACTCGGGACCGCCCTCGGCCTGGCCGCGATCGTCCCGGGCGGCCTGAAGGCCGGAGAAGACATCGTCAGGGCGGCGAAAGCTGGCAAGGGTCTGGAGACGGCGGCAAAGGCTGGCGTTGACTTGGAGAAGGCAGGGAAGGCGGGCCAGGTGCTCCCTGTCCCGAGCGAGCAGGCGCAGGAAGTTGCGGCCGCATTCTCCGGGGCGAAGTCCGCACGAGCTGCCCAGGACGTGAGACGGAGCCAGGAGTTCCAGCGGCGAGTCGGCAAGGTGGACGCCGCCTTCGAGGCCGAGGGCGGAGGCCGGGCCGGGCACTTTGCAGGCCTGCGGCAGATGGGCGGCGCCTACGAGAAGCTCCCCTTTGGCGCTCTTCAGCACGCGACTCCGGAGACGCTCGACAAGCTGCACAACGAGATCCAGGACCTGCCGCATCTACAGACGATGGAGAAGCGGCGGCTGGGGATTGCGATTGAGAACGCCGCCGCGCACGGACGCCTGCCGCAGCCGAACGAGATCGACCTGATGGAGAAGGCCTTCGGCAAGGAGGCAGCACAGCAGTTTGCCAGCGCGGGCAAGGTGCCGATCGGCGATGTGATCTCGAACATCGCCAACATCCCCCGGTCGATCATGTCTGCGGGCGATCTGTCTGCTCCCTTCCGCCAGGGGCTGATGGCTTTCGCCATGCACCCGGCACTCGCGGCCAAGCAGCTCCCGAAGATGTTCAGGGACTTTGCCAGCGAGGCCCATTACGGGAAGGGCATGGGCGAGATCCACGCCGATCCCGAATTCGAGAATTCTCTGCAGGCCGGGGTCGGATACACCGAGCTTGGCCCACGCGCTGCCCACCGCGAAGAGGCCTTCGGCTCCAAGGCCGCAGAGGGGATCAGCCCTGG